TCGAGTTTCGCTTCATGACAATATAAAGGAGGCGCGAATCAATGGCGAAATATCCGTACAAACAATTAGGCGTTAAATTAGACCGTGATTATAGAAACGCGTTGAACGATAATTTCAAGAATATCGAGACGGACTTAGTGACGGAAAAACAGCGCGTAGATAATGCGTTGAGCGAGCATAAAGACCGCGTTGATACGTTGATTACCGAAGTGGAGCAGCCGAGTGAGGTCGTGGATTCTCGCGGAGGGTTCACAGTTCTACGCGATAGATTGGACGACAGTGATGAACAGTTGGCACAAAAGGCGACTAAAACAGAAGTGGATGCTCTTGGTCAACTTAAATTCAGCGGAACATATGCGACCTTAACTGAATTAGAAACTGCATATCCAACAGGTTCAGAAGGTTTATACCTTGTAACTGCTGACGGATATGTTTATAGATGGGATGGCTCTGCGTGGGTACAAGCGGTGCAGTTTCAAAGTACAGGTATCTCTAAAAAAAGTATTACTCCAGAAAAGACAACATTTTTCGTTATCGGTAAAAACTTATTCAATAAAGAAGCTGCGGATGTTGGGTATTATTTAGATGGTGCAGGTGAATTGGTTGCTCACGAAAGCTATGCCGCATCAGATTTTATTGAAGTTGAGGGAGATACACAATATTCTTGGTCAGGTAGTGCGACAAGGATTTGCTATTACGACTATGATAAAGTTTTTATTAGTACTATATCATCGCCTACTAGCCCACAGACGACACCTGCAAATACTGTTTTCGTTCGATATTCTTTTTTGAAAACGCAATTAGACACACAACAATTTGAATTAGGTTCAACGTCAACAGATTACGAATCGTATTATGGTGTTGCGCTAGATATTGACAAGATAAAAGATGGCAGTATTCCTAGCGATAAGCTAGTAGCCTTTAGCGAAGTTGCGAAAACAGGTGATTACAACGATCTAATAAATAAACCTACATTCGATTCAAAAACGGGAAAAATATATTATAATGCTAATTTTACAAACGGGATTATAGATATTTACGCCCCGTCAAATGATGGTACTTCATCATATATGCACTACCAATTAAAGCATGAAGTATTGCCTTATACTGATGGCGGTGATTATCAGAATTACGATGGATGGCGACTTTATAAATTATTTACCTGTACTTATAACGATGGTATTTTTACGGATGAAATGGAAATTGTAAATGCTGGTGCTTGGGAGTGTGCTATTAGCGTGGACGGCTTATCTGATTTCCATGGTACTTATCATGGTTATGAAAAGCAATCAAGTATAAATTTCTTGGTCAATAATATCGAAAATATGACCGACTCAAATGGATGGGTTGATAGTGTCACATTTACGCAAGTTTCTCAGTTAATTAAACATGCTACTGAATCAGAAGCAATAAGCGATTGTGGTAGAAAGTATGTTTTTTCTAAAAATGGATTTGTATTAACTCAAACACTAGATTGGCTACAAGCCTTGACGATTGATAGAAGTTATACAACAATGTTGCCGATAAAAAGACACCTTAATGCAGATGGGACAGGATTGCAAATTACAGATAGAGTTATTTCGGATGCTGACAATGTTACTTACGATATATCTTTATCTGGTCACGATACACCTATTAGTAATATTGATTATTCGAAGCCTAAAAACGTTAGAGAAGTACTGCTTTACGGCAAAGACTCTAATATTTTCGCCAATGTCAAAATATTAGACAATAAAAATAGTAATGGTGCAAGAATGTCTGTATCAAAAGATTCAACTTACAACAAAGTTTATTATATAAATGTTCCTCGAAACCATGCAACAACAGTAGGTGAGCATTGGTACACCAAAACACATTATCAAATTGGAATGAACTAATTCATAGTTGGAGATTACGGCGCACTAAACGGAATTAAGAATTAAATTATTTCTGCGCAACAGAAACGGAGGTGGCGCAACTTGATTATACGAACGTTGTCCGGAGAGGTCGAGCACCTTTCGGACTATACAAACGTAACTAGACGCGAGAGGGTGAACGGACAACGTTCGCTCTCTTTTTTATTGCTCGAAACCGACCGCAACTCTCATTCGTTCCCTAACGTACTTGAGCGCGCAATCATCGAATACAGAGACGTACGCTACCGCATTAAAGACGTAGACGAACGCACGATACGCGACCGCCCAGTCAAGCAAGTGTCCGCCGAACACGAATTTTTTGACTTAATTGACGAATACTTTTACGCGGAAGACAAACTCGACGAGGGTACGTACACGATTGCGCACCTGCTCGGCTATGTATTCGCGAAATCCGACTACACTTTCTCGGTGATTGACTCGTTCGCGGACGTTAAATTCGAATCGTTCGGAGATAATACGGGGCTGGCGCTATTCACGGAGATTCTTGACAGGTTCGGAGCTGAGTTTGATATTGTCGGCACAGACGTCAGGATTCGTAGTAAGGTATCGCGCGCCACAGATATACAGATTCGCTATGCGCGTAACGTAAAGAGCTTCGTCCGCAGCGTAAAGGTCGGTAACTTATCGACATATATTCGAGGTTACGCGAACAAGAACGAAGATGACGAATACGAAATCACGTCGGAGTATCGATCCCCTCTTGCGGATATATTCGGCGACTTGCACGCGCGACCACTCTACCTCGACGATGTAACGGATCAGAGCGTACTTGACGCGCAGTTACAGGCGCAGATTGAAGATACGTACGAGGTGACATTGACGGTAGATTTCGTTGAGTTTGGCGATAAGAAGCCGAGAATGGGCGATGAGGTTTTCGTTGTTATCGAACCGCTTAACGTCGATATCAAGACGCGCGTAATGGAGATCGAAGATTATCCGGAGAGTTACGATTCGGCGAAGATTACGTTGTCGTCCATTTCCGAGAAGCCCTACGATATCTCTATTCGTCATACGAAGAATACACTCGATAAGATATACGATGAGAACACGAAAAGGATACGCCATAACGTACTCGACGAAGCTGTCCGACGCGCAACAGAAGCGCTTAATAATTCGCTGACTGAGCTTGAGTATCCGAAAGGGCAGGGCATACTTGCGCGTGATCCTAACGATCCGGATAAGTTCGTGGTGTTCCGGTCGGCTGGACTCGGCATAACTACAAACGGAGGATTAACGTATGACGAAGCGATTACTGCGCTAGGTATTAATACGAGCCTATTGACCGCGGGACAAATTAAAACGAACAATATTCAGATCATCGGAAACGACGATCTTTTTTATTGGGACGGAAACGCATTAATGGCGATAGATTCGGTCGATGCGAATAAGTACGTACAATTGAATAGCGACGGTCTTTATATCGCAAAAGGTGCGCTCAGTATAGAACGCCCTGACGGTTACGTCGTAGTTAATGACGGAATCTTACAGAACGAATTCGCCATTCAGCCGACTAGTCCGCCATTTACGAGTGGGAGCGTCAACACGGTCAATCGCTATTGGAATACGACGTCAACATCTCCGCAAGAGTGTAACGCGTTCTTCTATCGACATGACTCGAAATATTTGAAGGTGCGTGTCGTCCTCTATGCGGAAGACTCTTCGACCGGCTCCAAGATAACTATCCGCGAGATTGGCGGAGGAGGCGCGGACCTTGCGCAAACAACGACATACGAAACGAGTCAATCGGTTGCAACGGACAATCCCGTAACATTGACGATTGACCTAGGCGCGCCGACCGGACAGCAGCGCGGTTTCTATTTGATGCTAAATACGGAAGAGGGCGGCAGAGGTTACGGTCGATTACTAAAAGCATGGCTGGAGGGATGAAATTGATACAATTATTTGTAAACGTAGATAACGAAGGTAATATCGTCCAAACGTACTCAGGAAAAGAAATAGTCGCGAACGAGCCGTTTCATTTTTTCTTCCTTATTGACGAAGATATATGGGGAAATGTTCCCGCCTACAAGGTGCAAATTGACGGGTATAAACCTTCGCTAGTCTTAAAAGAGGGGGGCGTATAGTGGAATGGTTAGTCGAAATCGCAAAGGAGTACGGATTATTTGTTGCGCTAGTCATTTACGTTCTATATGACAGTAAGCAACGCGAGGATCGGTATATTCAACGCGAAAAGGAATACATCGCTATTATCGCGACAGTAAAAGCGATTAAGGACGATGTTGTCGAGATTAAAGATCGAATCTTTACGAAAGGAGACGGTAAATAATGACGAAATTAATCGCGTTAGATGCGGGGCACGGCGTTAATACGTACCCACCGTCAAAAGGCCACGCGGGCTTTGCGGAATTCACGTTCAATAGCGGAACGGTCAAGTATGCAAAGGCGGAGCTAGAGCGTCATGGCTTCCGCGTATTATTAACGCAGTCATTAAATGGTGCTGACGTTCCGTTATCTACGCGTACCAAAAACGCGAATAAAGCACGCGCCGACCTATTACTTTCGTTCCATGCGGACGCCAACAGTAATAAAGATGCGCGCGGACATTGGGCGTTCTATTGGCACACGTCGGCGGCGGGCAAGCGTTTTGCGGACATGTGGTCGGCCGAATTATCGAAAACGACCGGTACAAAGCATCGCGGTAATCATCCGTCAAAGCCTGGCTCATGGACGAACTTTCATATAGTGCGCGAGACGAATATGGTCGCGGTACTAATGGAGCACGCCTTTATGACAAACGTGCAAGATATGGCGCTATTAAAGAGCGCACAATTTCAGAAGCAATGCGGAGAAGCGGCAGCCCGAGCGGTATGTCGTTATTTTGGCGTAACTTATAAAGAAGAAAAGCCTGCGTCAAAACCGCAATCACAGCCGAAAAAGGAGGAACCGTTCATGAACGAAAAAGCGGTCGTAATCAATTCATTCGCGGATTATCCTGTAGCTGAATCGCTCGCTAACCGACTAGGCGCGCCAATCTATACGAGAGCAGTCGCATCGAAAAGCCAAGTCGCGAAAGAGTTATTCGTTGTCGGCGGAGATGCGGATGGTCTACGCGGAAAGGTGACGCTACTAAGCGGGCAGAACCGATTTGAAACCGCCGCAAATGTCGCGCAGTATTTAAAATAAAACGGAGGTGATGCGCTAATGATTAACTGGAAAGTACGATTCAAGCATAAGCCGTTCCTAATTGCGCTAGTCTCGGCAATTCTAATCGCAGCACAAGCGGTCGGGGCGTTGTTTGGATACGAGATAACTGACGGAACTGTTGCAGATATAAAGAACGCAGTAGAGCCGGTTCTCTACGTATTAGTATTGCTTGGTATTATTGTCGATCCTACTACGGACGGCATCGGAGATAGTGAGCAAGCGAAAACCTATGAAACTCCGAAGAAATAAAAAGAAAGCCTCATCTCATTGCGGGATGGGGCGCCTTACATAGCTTTAAAATGTTCGATATACCATTCGTCAGACTCGTTGATTCCTACGTTGAAATTCTTACCATTGTCGTCTGTAGCGTACAATTCACCGTGCTCGTTCTCGTAACCTTCGTAAGTTTTTCCTTCCGTAAAGTATGACCCATGCGCTGATACTACGTCTTTAATACACTTAAATTTCACGCTAATCGCCTCCGTTTCCTTTACTAATATTACCGCGTACCTCAAGTTTCTGCAAAATATTGCGTAAGTCCTTCTCGCTCCATTGCGCTAATTCCTCAAGCGTAGGATTTCTCTTTTTCGTATGTTTCACGTTCTGAATAATCTGCTTAACTTTGCGCTCGATATCG